ACAAGCAATAATAAAATTGTTGTTGCGTACAGAGATGGTGGTGACGGAGACAAAGTTAAAGCTAGAGTTGGCACAGTAAGCGGAACGTCTATATCGTTTGGATCAATAGTTGAAATTGGTGGCACTGGCAGCGATGGCAATATGACCTTTGACAGCAATGCCAATAAGGTTTTGCTTACATACCAGTTTGGAAACGCCGCTTATGCCGTAGTCGGAACGGTTAGTGGGACTAGCATTAGCTTTGGGAGCATAGCAACCTTAGTAAGCGTACAAGCCCCAATAATAGGGCAAGCATTTGATAGCAACGCTAATAAGCATTTGATTGCATATGGTGAAGGTGATGCGCTTAACTTTGGCTCGAAGGTCGCTACAATTTCAGGAACTTCTGTCAGCTTTGGTAGCGCCGTGTCTATTGGGCAGCTTCCGCAAAATAACGTCGGAACAGCAGTTTTTGATCCCGATAACAACAAAGTTGTTGTGTTTTATGCTGACCGTGCGAACAGTGGCTATGGCTCGGCAAGAGTTGGTACAATTTCGGGAACGTCTATTAGCTACGGGACTGCGGTTGTCTTCGCTTCATCCCTGCCTCAGTATATTGGCGCTTCATATGACACGGCGAACAACAAAATAGTAATGGCTTACCAAATTGCGAGTGGCGTTAATCGGGTGCAGACTGCAACAGTTTCTGGAACATCTATTACGTTTGCAGATGATGCTATTGCAATTACTAGTACTACAATATCACATTTTGATAATGGCTTAACCTATGACCCAGACCAAGGGAGGACCGTTATTGCCTACCAAGATAATGGTCAGGGCAACGATGGTTATTCCAAGGTATATACTATTGGCTTCACCAACCTCACCTCCGAGAACTACATCGGCCTATCCAGCAACGGCTATCCTGACACCGCTGGGGCCACCATTGATGTGCAAGGTGCGATAAACGACAGGCAATCAGGTTTGACTGCGGGTCAGGCATACTACGTCCAGACGGATGGCACACTAACCACAACCGCTGGAAACCCAAGTGTCTTCGCTGGCACAGCCATATCGGCAACAAAGATGATCGTGAAAGGCTAGACCATGAGAACTATCCCAGAGTTAAAAGAGGGTACGCATAGGGCTAAGGCTACGGGTACTCTGCCCAATGGTAAGCCTGTTGTAGTGAACGCGGATGGTACTGTGAGTGTTATTAGCGGGCAGGATCAAGATTTAGGCTCTTCCGTTGTTTTCGAGGCGGCAAGGGCTAGATATATTTCATCCGTATTTGATAGCAACAGCAACAAAGTTGTGGTCGTGTATCAAGATCAAGACAATACCAGTGCTGGCACAGCTATCGTAGGCACAGTTTCAGGAACAAGCATTAGCTTCGGTTCACCCACAACATTTACAGGTGACGCCTCCTACATTAGTGCTACATTTGACTCCAATAGCAACAAGGTTGTAGCTTTTTATGGGGACGCCAACAACTCAGGTTATGGCACTGCCATTGTGGGAACTGTCAGTGGTACATCTATCAGTTTTGGAACGGCTGTAGTTTTTCAAAGTGGAAGTATCAATAGCACCTCCTCCACTTTTGATAGCGCAAATAATAAAGTTGTTGCGGCCTATAGAAACGACGGTGCCAGTGCGAGAGGCACTGCCGTAGTCGGCACAGTCAGCGGCACAAGTATTAGCTTTGGATCGTCAGTACAATTTAACACTTCCGCTACAAATTACACCTCGTCAGTTTTTGACAGCAATGTAAACAAGGTTGTTATTACTTACAGTAATGCCGGGAACTCTAATTATGGCACTGCGATAGTCGGTACTGTCAGCGGCACGTCAATCAGTTTTGGTACTTCTGTTGTCTTTAATGCCGCATCGACTGAGGGCGCAGCCCTCGTCTTTGATAGCAACGTAAACAAAGTAGTTATGGGCTATCCAGACACAAGTAACTCCAGTTACGCCACTGCAATCGTAGGCACAGTTAGCGGAACGTCTATTAGTTTCGGGTCTCCGTCTGTTATATTTGAAGATTTGTCCGATAAAATGAGTGGTGCATTTGATAGTAGCACAAGCCAAGTAGTCTTTGCTATTTACGATAACGGGTCAAGTTCCTCTGGAGTAGTTGTCGTTGCGAAGATTAGTGGAACCTCAATAAGTGCATCCACTCCGGCTACGTTTTTCACTGGACGAGTGAATTATCCATCTCCCGTTTACGATAGTAATGCTGAAAAAACGGTTATTTCCTACTACACAGAGGACGGAAGCCCCGCATACGGGTATTCAGTGGTGCTTCAAGCTGGCTCTACAACCCTCACCTCCGAGAACTACATCGGCATGTCTCAGGGGGGTTCTGTAGCAAGCGGTAGCAGCGCAACGGTAGACATCATCGGATCACTCAGCACAAACCAGTCTGGCCTCACCGCAGGGCAGCAATACTATGTCCAGACAGACGGGACGATAGGCGAGACCGCTGCCGATCCAAGTGTCTTTGCAGGGACAGCAATTTCTGCTACAAGTTTAGTAGTTAAAACATAAGGCGAAGCCATGCCGTTAATCCCGCTCAACATACCCGCAGGACAGTATCGCAACGGCACTGAGTATCAGTCTCAGGGCCGTTGGCGTGACGCAAACCTAATCCGCTGGCATGAGGGTGCGTTACGCCCAGTCGGCGGCTGGCGTCAGCGCGGAAGCGTTGACCTAGATGGCGTAACTCGCACAATGATTGCGTGGGAAGACAACAGTGGTGGTCGCCGCGTTGCCTTCGGAACGTACAATAAATTGTACGCCATGACCTCCGGCAACGCCGTGAGCGAAATAACCCCTGCTGGCTTTACAGCGGGCCGCGCTGATGCAACTTCATTTACCAGCTACGGCGGCGGCGTTTACGGAACTAGCCTTTACGGCTTACCCTCAGAGGACTCCGGCACTATTTTCCCGGCGACCACATGGAGCCTAGAAAACTGGGGCGAATACTTGCTGGCCAATACGGCTGACGACGGTAAAATCTACCAGTGGCAGCTTAACGCCGCAACACCAGCGGCAGTATTGTCAAACGCTCCAACTGATTGCTCTGGCATGATGGTGACGGAAGAGCGCTTTGTGTTTGCATTTGGCGCAGGCGGCAACCCTCGCAAGATTGCATGGTCTGACCGTGAGGACAACAACACATGGACACCAGCGGCGACTAACGAGGCTGGTGACATTGAAATACAAACTAACGGCACAATCCTTAAGGGTTTACGCACACGCGGGCAGTCATTAATCTTGACGGATCAAGACGCCCACACGGCCACATATAGCGGTCCTCCATTCGTTTATGGCTTTGAGCGTGTAGGTACGTCGTGTGGCTTGATTGCGGCC